CTAAAACAGGAACAAAAGATCCTGTATTATTTGAAATGCTAGATTATATTATCAGAGACGAAGCAAGACATGTAACTTTTGGTGTAAACTACTTAGAAGAATTTGTGCAAACACTTACAGAACAAGAACGCCAAGACAGAGCTCAGTTTGCCTTTGAAGCCTGTACTGTGAGCAGAAACAGATTAAGAGCATACGATGTTTGGGAAAATTATGGTATGGACATAGAAGAAACTGAAGCATATCAGAAAGAACATATATTTCAAACACAATTTCAAGATGTATTATTCAGCAGAATAATGCCCAACCTCAAAAGAATAGGACTACTAACAGACGAACTTATACCTGAATATGAAAAGTTAGGTGTAATGGGTTACGCAGATGGTGACTCAGATTTCGAAACTAGTTGGGAAGAACTTTCAAAACCACTTAAATCTTCCTAAGAAGATAAATACTTATTGCGTACAAGACTATGTCGACAATTGACATAGACAGCGGTTATTTACAACTTCTGAACGAGTGCGGAGATAGAAATAAATGGCAATTTTTGGTAATTTCAAAGGTACCACTACATCTGAGTTTAAGATTGGTAAAAGTACCGGAAATAAAATAAGTACAGGCACGATTCCAAGTTCCGGAATGATTGCTGGCGACTTATTTATTGATTCCTCAAATACCCAACTACAAATGTACACAGGTTCTGCTTGGGCAAGTCTTAGTTCACAACTAACTGACTTAACAGTAGATACTACTACATTGGTTGTTAACAGTGATAATGATACTGTTTCTATCGGCTCCGCTAGTTCTAATGAGAAGTTGTTCGTAAATGGTAACTTAAGACTAGGAACTAACCCAAGTTTACAATACTCGGGTGCTTACTTAGATTTAAGACACAGTAATGGTTCAGCCACCAATATTCGTGTCAGAGATAATTCAAGTGGTAGTGATCCTATATTTAAAGTTTACAATGCTAGTAATAACGCTGAAGTATTTAAAGTAGAAGGCTCCTCAACCACAATAAACAATGCATACACATTGCCTACCGCAGACGGTAGTGCAGATCAATTCCTAAAAACAGATGGTTCGGGCAGTTTGAGTTTTGCTACTTTAAGTGCTACCCCCTCCGGCAGTAATACGCAAATCCAATATAATGATGGTGGATCATTTGCCGGAGACGACTCGTTAACATTTGATAAAGCAACAGATACTCTACAAACAGGTATAGTCCGCGGTGTGCTATTTGACCCTATAACAGATTATGGTTTAATAACAACAACGGCAAATATGACTATAGACTACGGCTTAGTAACACAGACACCAGATTCATGTGCAGGTGATTACGAATTCATTACTGAAATTTCAGGACCAACTGGCGACTCGTTTGCAGTTGCTTCACTACCAAGTGCGGCACAACCAGGACAAATGATATACGTCAGTGATGAAACAGGCGGTGCAACCATGGCGTTTAGCGATGGCACAAATTGGCGACGAATTACTGATAGAGCAGTAGTAAGTTAAGATAGATTAATACACACACAGGACATTATATAAATGGCTAAAAAGGCAACAACAAAGAGTAAGGCGATAGATTTAACGATTGGGGCAAAAAAGACTGCACCAAAGCAAGTTGTTGATGTTGAGGCATTAACAGAAAAAATAACAGCGGAAGTTACTAAAAGACTAGCCGCAGAAGTAGAAGGAAAAATGCAAGTAGCAATACAAAAAATTGCAATAGCAACAAGCGACAGAAAAGATGAAATAGGTCTTGTAGGTGGCGACGTTCCTTATTCTGTAGTAGCAGATGGTTATGGGCTAGGATTTAAAAGAAAAGAAGATACAGTATTACAAGTTTCAAGAGTAGGTACACTATCAACAGGCACAAAGTCACCAAGAACAGTTGGTAAAGGTAGTGTTCACTTTAAGGCAGGCGAGCCAAGCGAAGCAGATATTCCGTCCTCAGGAGATGGAAGTACAAGAGGTTTAATAGTTGAAGGTGATGGAGACGATGAAAAAACATTTGTCTTCAAAGCCGCAAGTAGAATGAATAGACAAGGCACAAATATTCATTCAGATGGTTCATTATCGGTTAGTTCAATGACAAAAGTTAATGACGCCACACTAGGAGTTTATCATAGATTTAGTGATAAAATTGGATTAAGTGTTTCAGCAAAGTCCAAAACATTTGAAGATGCAAGTGTTTTAACATTAGATAGTGCGGCAACATCTAGTAAAAAATGGAATCTAATATCTGCTCACTCTGAGAGTGGCGACGATGATATTAGTAAGACAGAAGTTTTTAGAGTTGACGGCAATGGGTCAGTTTTTTCAGCAAAATCATATTTTTCAAACAAAGTTGGTTATGCAGAATTTTTTGAATGGGCAGACGGCAACCATAAAAACGAAGACCGAGCAGGGTTTACAGTTGCACTTAATAGTAATGGAAAATTAGTTGTAGCAGACGAAGGCGACCTTGTTATTGGGGTAGTTTGTAAAAATGCCGCAGTGATAGGAAACGAAAAACTTTATTGGAAAAGTAAATTCCAAGTAGATAAGTTTAATCAAGAGCCAAAGACAAAGTATAATATAGTAGAGTGGTTAGAGAATGACACTACAGAGTTAGAAAGTTATTTTACAACTAGTTTAGATTCTGAATATGCTATGCCTGAAAATGCTATTGAATTTCAGACTGATGCAGAAGGAGAGGATTTATTAAGATCAATACCAAACGGAATTGTGTTTGATGAGTCACAAGAATACCAAACAAGAGACAGTAGACAAGAGTGGGCAGTAGTATGCTTACTAGGTTCAGTACCAGTTTACAAAGGACAGACAGGCAATCCTAATTGGATTGTATTAAAAAACATAAATGATGAGTTAGAACTCACATTAATTAGGTGATTATGATAAATATGTGTTATACAATTTTAATGATTACCATATCAAATTTTAGGGGAATGTAATGGCAACAGCAATTCAAAGACGTCGAGGTACAACTGCCCAGCACGGTTCATTTACTGGACTAGCAGGTGAGTTAACGATTGACACAACTTTAAATACCGTTATCGTTCATGATGGAAGCACAGCAGGTGGTATAAGACTTGCAAAACATACAGAAGTACAAGCCGCGGCAACAGGTGATATCACCAGTGTTGTAGCAGGTTCAGGACTTACTGGCGGTGCAACCGACGGAGCGGCAACGATCAATGTAATAGGTGGAACAGGTATTACTGTAAACGCAGACGACATTGAAGTAACAGTAGCAGATATTAGAGGCATGATTAGTGTCTCTGGTGATTTAGCATACAACAGTTCAACAGGTGTACTTAGTTTTACTAATGACGCAGGTGATATAGAAAGTGTTGTAGCAGGTGCTGGTATGACAGGCGGCGGAACATCAGGAGATGTTACACTTAATGTTATTGGAGGCGACGGTATAACAGCGGCGGCTAACGAAATAACTGTTGATGCAACAGTTGTAAGAACAAGTGGCACACAAACTATTGCAGGCGCAAAAACATTTAGCGATAATGCAATATTTAATGGTAACCTAACAGTTACTGGAACTACAACAACAATCAATACAGAAACTTTAACTGTAGATGACAACATTATTGTTCTTAACAACAATGAATCCGGAACCCCTAGTCAAGACGCTGGTATTGAAGTTGAAAGAGGAACATCAACTAATGTAAAATTACAGTTTGATGAAGGCACAGATAAATGGCAGTTCACAAATGACGGTACAACTTATCAAGACATATTAACAGAAGCACAAGTAGAAGGCTTCTTTAGTGCCGTAGATGCAGGTGGAGACGGAAGTCTTTCATATAGTGCAGGCGTAATTACTTATACAGGGCCAAGTGCCGCAGAAGTAAGAGCACACTTTAGTGGTAGTACAGGTATTGATGTAAGTTCAGGTGCTATTTCAATTGACTCAACAGTTGCAACATTAACAGGTTCACAAACATTAACAAACAAAACACTTACAAGTCCAGTAATTAATACTGGTATAAGTGGTTCTGCAATATTAGATTCAGACACTATGTCAGGTGCAAGTGCAACTACATTAGCAAGTTCAGAATCCATTAAAGCATACGTTGATGCACAAATTTTAACAAAAGATAATACAGATGAAATGACAGAAGGTTCAACTAACCTTTATCATACAACAACAAGAGCCAGAGCGGCAATTAGTGCCTCAGGTGATATAGCATACAATAGCACAACTGGTGTAATTAGTTTTACTAACGACGCAGGTGATATTGAAGGTGTTACAGCAGGAAATGGTTTAAGCGGAGGCGGTACATCAGGTACAGTTACTTTAGCATTAGACCTAAACGAGTTAACAGCGGCGGCAGTTGATGTAAGTGCAGATAGCATTGCATTAATAGACGGCGGCGATAACAGTTCTAAGAAAGAAAGCATTGCAGACTTAGTAGCGGCAATGGCTGGTACAAACTTAACTGCTTCAAATGGTGTTTTATCATCATTGGCAGGTGACGTAACAGCAGTTACAGCCGGTAACGGTTTAAGTGGAGGCGGTTCAACTGGTGACTTATCACTAGCACTTGATACTACTTCATCAACATTTACAACTGGTGTACAAACATTCTTAGCGGCAGGAACACTTGCAGGACATATTATACCTTCAGCAGATAATACTTACGACTTAGGTTCAAGTACAAGAGCATGGAAAGACTTATATGTTGGACCAGGTTCATTATATGTTAACGGACAGCAAGTAATTTCAGATAATTCAGGTACTATTACAGTTTCTGCAGATTCAAACCAAAACGTTACACTTCAAACATCAGGTTCTGGTGATATTGAATTTAATGCTACAGGTACTGGTACAATTAATTTACAAAGTGACATCACAGTTGATAGTGGACAAACACTAACAGGTACTGGTGGTTTAACAATGGGTTCAAATATTAATGTTAATAGTAATCACATTAATAACATATCAGATCCAGCCGCGGCACAAGACGCCGCAACTAAGGCTTATGTAGATGGAGCAACTTGGTTAACAGGTGGCGATGGTGTTACAAATAGTTCAGGTACAGTTGCAGTAGATAGTACTGTAGTTAGAACATCAGGAACACAAACAATTGCCGGAAACAAAACATTCTCAGGAACTACAACAATTAGTGGTGCATTACAGTCCACAGGTAGTTCAGTTGAAATAGCAGACAATCTTATTACATTAAACGCAGACGCAACAGGTACCCCTTCTGATAACGTCGGCATTATTGTTGAAAGAGGTGATGCAACAGATGTTCAACTTAGATGGAACGAAGCAGACGACAATTGGCAATATACAAATGACGGTGCGGCTTACAAAGACCTAATTTCTTTAGATAGTATTAGTGTTACAGACGCAGGTGGCGACGGTTCATTAGCATACAACAACGGTACAGGTGTTATAACTTATACAGGCCCAAGTGCCGCAGAAGCAAGAGCACATATTAGTGTTACAGACGCTGGCGGAGACGGAAGTGCGGCTTATAATAGTTCAACTGGTGTAATTACTTACACAGGTCCAAGTGCTAGTGAAGTAAGAGCTCACTCATCAGGCGGTGACGGTATTGATTATGCTTCAGGTGTAATTGATGTAGACGCAACAGTAGTTAGAACATCAGGAACACAAACTATTGCAGGTGCAAAAACATTTAGTGACAATGCAATATTTAACGGTAACTTAACAGTTAACGGAACACAAACAATTCTTAATACAGAAACATTAACAGTTGATGATAATTTAATTGTTCTTAACAACAACGAAACAGGCTCACCAAGTGCTGATGCAGGTCTTGAAGTTGAAAGAGGAACAGCAACTAACGTTAAACTACAATGGGACGAAAGTGCAGATGTATGGCAGTTTACCAGAGATGGTTCTGCTTTCCACACTATTTACACTGAATCAGAAATTGAAGGATTCTTTAGTGCCAATGATGCAGGTGGCGACGGATCATTTAGTTATAGTAACGGTGTATTTACATACACTGGTCCAAGTGCCGCAGAAACAAGAGCACATTTAAGTGCTGGAACTGGCATGACATTTAGTGGTGGCGCATTTGCTACAACTATTACACAGTACACTGATGCAAACGCACAGGCGGCTATTAGTGTAAGTGGTGACTTAGGTTACAGTAGTGGAGTTGTTAGTTTCACTGAAAGAACAGATGCAGAAGTACGTGGCTTATTAAGTGGCGGAACAGGCATTACATATAACAGTGGCACAGGTGCTATTAGTTTAACAGATACAGGTTATGTAACAGGTGTTACAGCAGGCACTGGTTTAAGTGGCGGTGGTACATCAGGTACAGTAAGTTTAGCAGTTAGTGGATTAACAGTATCAGAATTAGCGGCAGGCTCATTACAAATAAGTAGTGAATCTTTTGCAAATAACGATACCTCATTAATGACATCAGCGGCTATTGAAGATAAGATTCTAAGTTATGGTTACTCAACTACAACAGGCGACATCACAGGCGTAACAGCAAGTACAGGTTTAAATGGTGGAGGTACATCAGGTGCTGTTTCACTAAGTGTTGACAGCAGTTACATCACAGGCTTATTTACTGGTGGAACAGGTATTACATACAGTGGCGGAACAATTAGTTTAACAGATACAGGTTATGTAACAGGTGTTACTGCAGGTACATTGTTAGACGGTGGCGGCACATCAGGTACTGTTACATTAAATGTAGACCTTTCAGAACTTCCAGATATGACAGCGGCAGTTACTGGTACAGCAGACGAACTAGTAATACTAGACGCAGGTGTACAATCAAGAAAACTAATTAGCGAAATCACACTAAGTGACTTTAACAATGACGTAGGATATACTACTAATGTTGGTGACATCACAAGTGTTACAGCCGGTACTGGTTTAAGTGGCGGTGGTTCAAGTGGTGGCGTTACATTAAACGTTAGCACAGGTTCAGTAACAAATGGTGCAAGTACTATAACAACTGGTAATGATGTGTATGACTTTGTTATAGGACAAGGTTATTCAACTTCAACTGGTACAGTAACAAGTGTTGGCGTAAGTGCAGGCACTGGTTTAAGTGGCGGTGGTACAGTAACAACTTCAGGAACTATTTCATTAGCATTTGATGGTAACGAACTAAGTACATCTACTACTAACGGTGATGGAGACTTCTTTGTAGTTGTTGATGCCTCAGGTAACAGCAGAAAACTTACTAAAGGAAGTATTGCTATAAGTGAATTTAGTAACAATGCAGGATATACTACTAATGTTGGTGACATCACAGGTGTTACAGCAGGTTCATTCTTAACAGGTGGTGGTTCAAGTGGTGGCGTTACATTAAATGTAGACGCAACATCGGCCAATACAGCAAGTAAAGTTGTAGCCAGAGATGGTTCAGGTAACTTTAGTGCAGGCGTTATTACAGCAACAGCAACAAACGCCAGATACGCTGATTTGGCTGAGAAATATACTACAGACTCAGAACTAGAAGCAGGCACAGTTGTTTGTTTTGGTGGCGAGACATCAGAAGTAGTTGCTTGTATTGACGAAGGAACTCATACAGTAGCAGGTGTTATTAGTACAGACCCAGCATACTTAATGAACGCAGAAGCAAGTGGACAACCAGTAGCATTAACAGGAAGAGTACCGTGTAAGGTAAGTGGTCCTGTTGCTAAAGGTGACCTACTAGTTGCTTCATCATTAAGTGGACATGCTAAGTCAGACAATAATGCAAGACCTGGAACAATAATTGGTAAAGCAATTGGCGAGAACGAAGCAGGTGAAGGTGTTATTGAAGTACTAGTTAACATGATGTAATAACAAGTTTATAAAAACTTTAAAAGCACTCTTCGGAGTGCTTTTTTTTGGCCGTACTATGATAAATAGTTGTAAGAACTAGTAGGTAGGACTACTTAGACAAACACATAGGAATTTTGCTATTCGGAATTGCAGAAGGTATACATATGGAAAACATTTTTGTTTTAATTGCTGATGTAGGGGCACCTATTGCCGGTAGTCTGGTAATGGGTTTTTTTATATTTACAGTTATCAAGCAAATACTAAATGGCATTGTTGACCAGATTAAAACACTAACAATGTTCTGTGAAAGTTTACAAAATAGAGCAAGAACTATGAGTAACGAAATGATAAAAATAGATTTGCTTGTAAGTAGTGCATTAGAATTAAGTCCAGATATTGATAGAGTAGCAAGAGCAGAAAACTTTATTGAAGATGGCAAGGTAGATGCAAGGAGAGACTAAGAGTGGAATTAGCACAATTAGTTAACGAGTACGGCTTTCCGATTGTAATGATGGTCGGGTTAGGGTACTTTATATATTTTATTTGGCACTTTATATCAGAGCATATAGAGCCTGAAATAGAAAAAATGCACTTTGCATTAATTAGAGTCATTGATCAAACTAGAATGCTTGATCAAGATATGATAAGACTGCAACAAAAGGTAAATGTAGTTTTAGAGTATAGAGAACGCCAAAAAGTAATAGATGACGCCGCTGAAAAGGCCGAACTAGAAACACTAAAGGCAAAAGGGAAATGAAAATGAAAATCTTATTTAACATGTGTGGAAATTCCCACATAATAAGGGGCACAGTTCTTGCATGTATACTGTTAGTATCTACAAATGTAGTTGCTGATGAACTAGTTATGAAATTTAAGAATCCATCCTTTTCAGGAGTTGGAACTAGTAGTCACTATTTGACGATTGAGAATCAGCAAAAAAGTAGAAAAGACAAAATTAAAGATGATATAGAAGCAGAGCTATTGCGTTTAAAAAGAGAAGAAGAAAATTCTACTCTTAATAAGTTTTTAAGGAACTTAGAATCAAGAATATATTCACAACTGTCTAAGCAGTTAGTTGACAATATGTTTGGTAATGAAGAAGGCGCCGATTTCGGCAGTTTTATCATTGAAGGCAATACTGTAACTTATGAAAGAATAGTAGGTGAAGACGGAGTTGAAATGATTCGCTTAACTATTGTTGCATCAGATGGCAGTACTACCACAATCGATATACCGGTTGGCGTAGGAAATATAGGATAATGAAACTAAACAATCTTTTACCTATCGTAGTTTTAGGCTTGATAAACAGCGGATGTGCTAGTTTGTCACTGCCGACAGATATCGTAAAAGACGAATGGTGCCAACCTAACTTTATGGAATGTATAGAAGATCCAGTACAGGTTGAATTACCAACATATGAAAAGTTGAGACAGTTACCACCGGCAGAAAACATGCCAGTTGTAGCAGTATATCAATTTACAGATTTAACAGGGCAACGTAAACAGAAAGATAACATTGCCTTATTTAGTACAGCAGTTACACAAGGCGCTAAGCCTTTGTTAATTGATGCACTAAAGGCCGCAGGAGCAGGAGATACTGGAAACGGTACCTGGTTCCGTGTGGTAGAAAGAGGACTTGGATTGGATAATCTTGTCAGAGAAAGACAGATAGTAAGATCCACGAGAGATGAGTATGCTAAAAAAAACGGCGATAAAACTAAGAATTCTCTAGAACCTATGCTTTTTGCAGGCATGATTCTAGAAGGTGGAATTGTCGGTTATGATAGCAACGTTGAAACAGGTGGTAATGGCGCCAGATATTTAGGTATCGGTGGTAGTGCCCAGTATAGACGTGACTCAGTTGTGGTCTCTCTTCGTGCTGTTAGTACATTAACAGGCGAAGTTTTACTCAACGTACAGACATACAAGACAATATTGAGTGTAGGCATGGGGGCAGACGTATTTCGTTTTCTCGACATGGATACAAAATTATTAGAACTTGAAACAGGGGTGACACAGAATGAGAGTGTTACTTGGGCAGTTCGAAGTGCAATCGAAGCCGCTACTTTGGCGATGATTGAACAGGGAGATGAACGCGGATATTGGGAGATTAATTACCCACCAGAATGGGAAGAAGTAGAGACAATAGAATCTACTCCTATCCAGGACGCGGATGCAATACTAACTGACCCAGGCTCACGTGTAACTGATGAAAGTTCGGAAAACAAAGGAGAAGTAAAATGATTAATAATAAAAGATTGTTAGCAATGTTTACAGGCTTTGCTATGTTAATAAGTTTTGATTTAGCATCAGCAGGTACAACAGATAACGAAATTTTACTTGATCAACAAGGTACAACTCTTACTTTAACAATTGACCAACAAGGTTACGGTAATAAAGTCGGCGGAAACACAGGTATGACATCAGATTTTCTAATTACAGGTGCAACGGTTACATTTAACTTAGATCAAGTAGGTAACTTGAATAAGTTTTTTGGACCACTTATTAGTGACAATGCAACTATTAATGCTGTCTTCACAGGCAACAGTAATATTTGGGATTGGAACTTAGGTGCTAGTGGTAGTACAGACTATGCAAACTTTTTAGTTGACGTAGCCGGTGGCAGTAATACTTTTGATATTGATGTGGGAGCATCGGTATCGTCGGAACGTTTAAACTTTGATTTAGATATATTAGGTAGCAGTAATGTGTTTACCTCTATTGATATCGAAGTTGATGATGCTGTTTGGGACTTTGATATTACTGGAAGTAGTAATAACTGGGTAACGTCACAAACCGATGGGGCATATCACAAAATGTTTGTGGTCCATGACGGTAGTGGTGGTAACTTCAGTTTAACTCAAAGCTCGGGCACATGTGCCACAGGTATTTCGTCATGTTATAGTGAGATGAACCTAGATATTGATAGTGAAAATGCTACAGTTACGATCACACAAACAGACTAATATTTTATCGGTATTCTTGTTGTGTTTATTAAGTTTTGGAGTTGATGCTAATATAGGCAATGTTTCAGAACTTAATGGCACACCAGGATCGATTGATAGAAAGTCAGGTGAGAATGTTGTAGCAGAACTTTCGACTACAATCGAAAGTCTTGATCAAGTAGAGACAACAAACGGTAGACTTAAAATACAGTTTGTTGACGACACACAGGTTAGTTTAACAGAACACACATACATGGAAATAAACGAATACGTTTATGATCCAGATCCAGCAAAGAGTAAAATGGCTTTAAACTTTGTACAAGGTACAGCCAGGTTTGCTACCGGAGGTCTTGGACTTGTTCCTAAAGAGAACATTTTAATACAGACCCCAACAGCGACTATCGGCGTTCGTGGCACGGACTTCACGACCACCGTCGACGAATTAGGTCGCAGTCTAGTTATATTATTACCAGATGAAGATTGCACAGACAAAGTAGCCTTAGAACAAGGTTGTGCTCCTAGTGGTAGTATAACAATTACAAACCAAGGAGGCACAGTTATACTTGATGAAGCATATATGAGTGCTATGGTGAGTACAGCAGAAACACCTCCTACTCCACCAGTTGTTTTATCTGGCATTGATTTGAATGTTATAGACAATATGTTTATTGTATCAGAGCCTGCAGAAATTAAAGAAGCAATACAAGAGCAAGTAGAGGAAAAGCAAGGAGTTGATTATCTTGCATTTACAGATTTAGACTTTGATGCTCTAGAAGAGAACATACTCGAAGATGACAAAGAAGCAAACTTAGAATTCACAGAATTAGACATAAATTTTCTTGATGTTGATTTATTGCAAGACTTATTAGAGATAATGGAAGTAAGTATTGATTTAGCAACAGCAGGTACTGGCGATGGTGGTGAGGGATTTAATGGTGCCAGTATTGTTGGTACAGCACCAGGGTTTGACAAAGAGACATCTTTTAACACAATAATAGACCAAGGTGGCGGAACAATATGGTTCTACAGAGATAACAATGGTATTATAAGTGTTAAAATACCAATTTCAGCAGGTGCAAGGATAGACTCAGAAGTAGACGGCAAAACCGGAACAATTATTGTTAATGGTGGCGGCAGTATAAATATTATTATCAGACAACAGAGCGGATAATAAATGAATCCAGATTACATATTACCATATGTTAAAAAAGCAAAATCATATGGTAACAGAGTACTTATTGTATCTCAAGACGAAGAACTAGATCTTGCACAGTCCCTTGCTTCTGCAGGATTAGAAGTTAGGTATCTAAAAACATACGACATAATTCTTACCGCAAACCCAGAGTACAGAAACGACTTAGTGTGGGCTCACACAGTTATTTTCTTTGGGCACACAGTACAAATAGACTCCGGGGTAGCATTTAATCTAATATGCAAAACTCCTCTACAAGAAAATACTCCTCATGAAGTGTTTAGCGGAACTTGGAAACAGTATAGTGAATCAAGGCTAGCAAGTTTTCATAATGTTAAAGAAGCATGGTCAGAGATAGTGAATGTCTGGCCAGAATTACCATACAAGCCGTACACTAATGATATTGGTATAGTTTATGCAGGTGCAGAGCATGGAATATCAGTTGCACATATCTGCACATGCGAGTTAGTAGACTATGTAGAGATGTTGCGTAAAACAGGTGCTAAAAAGTTTTTGTGCTATAACTTAATGGAAACAGCACAGTTAGACAGTATATTACGAATTCAGTTATTAGCAACAGCAATGCCGGGCATAGATTGTAAGGACTTTATATATGTTACTGCGGCATCTAATATGGAATCAAGTTGGAAACAATTTTGTATAGAAAATCAAATAGAAAATCCTATTAGTATAATGTCTGGTAATTGGTATGATCAAACATGGTGGAATACGTCATGGAATCCGTTAGATGAAAATATAGATGTTCCTGATTTTGACCCAGCCTACTTGCCGCCAAATACTTTCTTATGCTTTAATAATGTTCCAAGATGGCATAGGACAAAAATAGTTACAGAGTTAGTGCATAATAATTTACTAGAACACGGACTAGTAAGTTTGCGTAATAATAATTCTATACATTTTGATGAACTAGATCTCGAACAAACAAGACCAGAAGCAACACAATGGTTAAAAGATAATATACCATTAAGTATTGATGACACAGATGCTAGGCTTAGGCATATGGCATTTCCTGATACCACAGATGTAGCATTGCATAGAGATACAAATTTTTCAATAGTAACAGAAACAATTTTTCAAAGGGAGAACACAATACCGCCCGACAACAGTACAGACTTTGTTAAAGGTGGCTTTTTCTTTACAGAAAAAACATATAAACCGTTTTGGTTTAAACAAGCATTTGTACTTGCCGCAGTTCCAGGTATGCTACAATATCTTAAATCTATTGGTTGGCAGACGTTTTCACCCTACATCGACGAGAGCTATGACAACGAAATAGACGACAACAAACGTTTAGAAATGATTATTAATGAAGTAAAACGGCTAAATAGTTATACAGATGAGCAGTGGCTTAGTTGGAGGCAAGGAGTCCAGCCAGCAATAGAACATAATGCACAAAGAATTCGTAGAGAACACTCGGGCGATCTAACTACTTCTCAGTGGGAGGAACTATTCAAATGAACATAGATGAAAAATTAAACAATATGAAACCAAAGGATACCCCTTTATTAGTCCTTGGGTACTTACTATTAGGCATGATGTTACTTTTGCCATTAACAGCAAAAGCCGATAATACAAACAGCATAATCATTAGTCAAGTTAACAATGAAGATACTGATGACTTAATACTTACTATCTCCCAAGAGGGTTATGATAATAAAGTTAATCTTTCTCTTGCACACGATGATAATACTATTACAATTACTCAACAAGGTAACAACCATGAAGTTAGTTGGGTTGAACAGTGGGGGTCAGGCATAAACTGGGGCGGCGACTTAGACGGCGAAAACAACACTTTGACCTTTCGTCAAAATTGTTCTCGTGGTACCAGTTGTGGGAAATCAGATATAGGATTTCACATTCAAGGAGACTCCAACACAGTTAAATATGGGCAAGGAGTTTATATGGCGAGCTCAACCAATACTGCATTTATATATGATTCTGACGAGGGCGGAAACCATACAGCAACGTTAGACATTCACGGTAACGGCAACACTCTTTCTGGATATCAACGAAATGGAAACCTAAATGCTTACAGTGGGCATACTTCACGTTTATACCTGTACGCAGACAATAACACACTTTATGCCGCTCAAGAAGCCGACGGAGCAAAGACACTAAATTATACCAGTAACGTTGATGGTAGTGTTGGCAATATCATACAATCACATAACGGAGGCCACACAGCCACAGTAGTGTTGAACGGCAATTATCCGACCAACATAACTTTACTTCAACATTCAGCAACAGCACAGTCATACTCATTGACACAAAATTGTCTTACATCAAGTGGTTGTAGTATTTCAGTTACACAAGATTAACTAAGCGGTTGACACAGTACAATTTCTGTACTATAATATAACTTATGAAACACATGATCAAGTGGTTAAAAATAACTGCTGGTATAAACTTATATCTATCCGTGATAATGACACTAGTGCTAATAGCCTTAGTTGCGGATATCGTTTTAGATACATATTGGCATAGTAATGCTTATATAGAACAATTTAAGAATAGTGATAACTAGTTGGCTATCATCATATAGAACTTATTGTCTATCAGTTGCTTTTGCACACTTTGTATTGTTCACTTTCTTCTTCCCTAATGTAGTATTTTATACTATTGTTGTGGTAATTATGTTTGTAGTTTTGTATGTGTGGATTGATTTAATTCACACAATAGAAGAAGCACACAGAATGGATATATTAAATTTAATACATACTTCTTCCTGCCAAGAAACTATAGAAATCTTATCCTTTGAATTACACCTACACGATCAAAACAGTATAGCAGGCCACCGACCTTTTCATCTGGACGGCATTAACTATTAAAATGCAACAAATTGTTACTTGATGTAACACTTTTCCGATAAATATATTATGTTATAGAAACAGTTTGTTTTATAACTTATTATAATAAGGAGAAAGATATGAAAAATTTGTTATCATTCTTCAGTTTAATCGCTTTATCTAGTATAGTAGGGTGTGCCTCAGTTGGAGGTGCCTGGAATGCTGGTACAGAGATTGTTACAGGAACAGTTGACTCTGTTGTGGGCGGAGCCGCAACAATGGCAGTTGCTATTACTGATGATGTGAGAAACATTGCAGACGTAACTATTGATACAGCACAAGGTGTTGTTAAAACAGTTGCAGAAAATGTTGATGCACAAACTGATGAACTACAAAAGGACGATACACCTGAAAAAAAGTAACGAGTTTTTCTTTATTCCCAAAGGACAAGGACGAAATGTCCGCCTCAGAGCTTGTTAAACTTTTTAAACAGAATGCAAAAAAGTTAGAAGCATACTGCAAGGCAAATCCTAAAGAATGTTGAAGAACAACGAAAGGGCAGACAACTGCCCTTTTTATTGACTGATTCTAAGAGGAAGTGTAATAAAATACGATAAATATTACTATGAAATGGTTGTACAGCGGATATGCTGTGGTATTGTCTATTGTGTTACTACTTGCTTTAAGAGTAGCAGACCCAACGGCATTACAAAGTTTTCGAAGTCAAGTATTTGACAGTTACCAACAACTAGACACTATAGTAGATAGTAACGATGTTGCTATTATTAATATAGGTGAAAAAAGTTTACAAGCATTAGGTCAATATCCTTTTCCTAGGACTACTTATGCTCAGTTAATTTACGACATCAGGCAAAAGAATCAAGGCATATTAGGATTTACTATTATGTTTCCTGAGGCAGATAGATTCGGTGGCGATGAGGTATTTGCATCATGGATAAAAGACAACGGGATAGTTTTATCTCAGACCCCAAGTTCAAAAGGAGTAAAGAGTACAGGTCCTCACATTGGTACAGGAACGATAGGCCCTTTACCCGCACAGGACTTTGTGCTAACATGGCCCAATCTAGTAACGAACATAAGCCAACTAGAGACTATGGCGTTTGGTATTGGAGTTAATGCTTCAGCACCACAACCTGACAATCAAACAAGAACTTACCCACTAACAATAGGCGTTGAAGGAAAACTATATCCTAGTTTTGCTATTGAAATGCTTAGAGTAAACACAGGAAAGCCAAGTTATATAATTAAAACTACAGAAGTTGGTATCAGTGAAATTGCTGTTCCACCCTATGAGCCAGTTGTAACACAACCAGATGGAACATCCTATATACGTTTCAATAATAAGTTTCAAGAAGTAGAATACACAAATGCAGACAGTTTGCCTAATATGGGCGGCAAGTTTGTAATACTTGGAGTTACAGCAGAAGGTATTGCAAACCCTGTGCCTACTCCAATCGGACTCCTCTATCCACAGCATGTACAAGCTCATATGCTACAGAACTTAATAAGTGGTACCAATATAACCCGTAGCCAGTTAAGTGCTGTTACAGAGCTTCTGTGTGCGTTGTTGAGCATGATATTAATTGCTCTAGCAATATATAAGTTGCCCGTTTGGGCTGGATTAGTAACTACAGTTACTCTTATAAGCGGAATAGTGTACTATAGTGTAAGTTCTTACACAGCAAACTTGATATTATTTGATGCAACGTTTCCAGCAATAGCCAGTTTCTTAATATTTTCACAAGCAAGTTTTAACAACTTCTGGATACAGTTTAAACTAAGAGCAGAGATACAAAAACAATTTGCCGGTTATGCCTCACCCACAGTTGTGCGTATGCTACAAGAAAATCCAGACTTAATTAAACAAGGTATGAAAAAAGAAGTTAGTATATGCTTCTCAGATTTGCGTGGCTTTACCCCATTGGGAGAAAGTTTTGGTGATGATGTTCAAGGACTAACAAAAATAATGAATGGCTACATGGATGCTATTACACAGCCTATACTTGATGCAGACGGAATGGTTATTAAGTATATCGGCGATGCAAGTATGCACATACACAATGCACCAATGGACGATCCAGATCATCCTGCAAGTGCTGTGAAAACAGGAATACTAATGCTTAGAGCAGTAGAGGAATTCAATGATAAAATTGTTAAAGAAGGTAGACCGCCGGTTGGTATGGGTGCTGGTATTAATACAGGGCTCGGTTATATTGGGGAAATGGGTTCTACTGCAAGACATTCATATGACATACTCGGAGACGCAGTTAGTACTGCCGCAAGGATAGAAAGTAAGTGTAAGGAATATGGTTGTCTATTACTTGTAGGTGGCGATACATACAAGCATACTAAAAATAATTTCTTTTATCTAAAAGTAGATGATCTAGCAGTAAAAGGAAAGACTGTGGGCATTGAAATATATACTGTACTTGATGTTAAACTAAACAAGTATGCAGGTGCAAGACAACTACACGAAGACATGCATATGAATTATCGTAAGCAAAATTTTGATAAAGCAATTAAATTATGCAATCAACTACATGATGCATTTGAAGGTAAGATGTCAGGGTATTATGATATGTGGATCGAACGTTGCGAATTCCAAAAAACACAAACACTTCCTAAAGATTGGGACGGTGTGTTTATAGCAACATCTAAGTAACTATTCTTCAGGCTCCCAATTTTGTAAGTTGTAAAAGAATTGGGCATAGTATCTTCCATCCTTTATTAACTGTCTTGCATGAAAAAGTTCTAATGGTATTCCTACGTCATGTTTTAGTATAGGCCAATAGTAGCGTTTGATAATCCTTTCAAGTCTTTTAACATCAGCCTCCAATGCATCTAGTAAACTATTATTAAACTCTAAATCAGTTAGTAAACTACTAAGCCATAAGTGATGGTCACTAGTAGGGTCATAACGTCTAGTCATATCTCTTGCATCGTAATATAATGCTCTAATTGGGTTTATACCTTTTCGATACTTATTTAGTATATGTGGAAATGAAAAGTCTCCAGACCTTGTTCTAGATTGTCTTGTTAGTGCGGCGTATTCTTTTTTGAGAGCGGCTTTAAGAGAGGCTAAACTTTCGCCAGTCTGTCTATCATACTCTTTAATTATTTTGTCTGCTAATCTTATTTGTCTTGCTGTGAAGTGATGCTTACATGATTCAATGTCTTCAATGGTGTACACACCGTCAAGTAAGTCGTGTGGTAGTGTTTTAGTTTTTGAAAACTTTGCAAGTTCGGATTGAATCCGTACACAAATAAAATCTATAACTTCTGGCAAAACAGACTCCTTGCAACATTACTTAGTTGCGTTGACTTCTAAAATTCTGTGTAGTTTGTCTGTGCCGCCATTACGGGTTAATGTTACTCTTGCACCTTGATGCAATGGTTGAGGCCATCTTCCTATATCAATCCATGCATACCCAGAACTTTCTTCATTGAGTGTTGGAGAAAACTCTTTTTCTACTACAGCGGCAAAACTATAATAGTAGAAGTTTTTGTCCTTGCTTTCGTAAACATCTATAGGGTTGAGTTTGTGTAACTCTGGCATAAAACCTATTTCTTCGTTTAGTTCACGTTGTAATGCTTCAAATGGTGTTTCACCGTTATCTATAATTCCACCAAAGAATCCCCAGGTATGTTTAAAACGTTTATCACTGTTTCTTAGTTGTAATAAACATCTACCTGTGTCCTGTGCTAAAAATACAACACCTGCGGCAGTAATCAAAGTACCAATCTCCAAAATCCTGGATTGTATGTACCTTGCCAACTACTTATCCACTGTGTACCTGTCCATTTGTATTGCTGTGTGGTGTATGTGTTTTTCATGTAATGTTTTGTTCCTGCACTAGTACTAGCATCAAACACCACTGCCCATGCGTTCCCATCAAACTCTATAATGTCATCGGTACTGGCTGATATTTCTCCCCATTCTGCAAATGTTGGAACTATTGGTCCTGTTAATAAGTATCGCTGTCCGGTTGCCTGAGCAATTAACGTACCACCTGGTCTAGAAACACCCGGGTCAATAATTTTATCTACTGGTGTAAGTGTATCACTTGGTAATGTGTCTGCATCTACATTGAATACTAAGTTGTTTTCATCTAGAGAATTAGCAACAATACTGCCTATAACTAATTGATCGATTTGGTCGGCATCGGGACTAATATTAAGTTCTAATCTACTGGTACTTTGCAATTCTCCATGCATTTCTATTATGTCTTGCCACTTAGTTGGCGTACCCTGTGCTGTTAATAATGTAGCACCGCCACTAACAACCTGTACTTTAAAGTCGCTAGGCGAAACAATTACAGTAGCATCATCGGCTAATGCACCAAAGAAGTCAGCATAACTGCTATCAAATCCTAAGTCTGCAACACTATCGACACTATGTATATCGTTAACAATTCTTTGTATAATTGTTTGTCTTTTAACTTTAGCAGGAGGACTAATCCATATAGGAACAGCAAATGTTAATGTAGATATATCAAGTGATTCATCTACTCCTGCTGGCAAAGTTCTACTACTCCAATTAATATCTGTAAGTTCTACTTCAAAAATACTAGTCCAGTCTAACGGGTTATCGTTAACTTGTAATTGTATTCCAGGATTAAAAATTACAAAAATTTGTTCTAGTATTTGTAACTTCATGTCAGTGTTTGTTGTCCATATATCAACTTGTATATTCAAGTTATACGGAACAGGCATATATCTTTGTGTAGTATATAAGTTGCCTTGTGCAGATGTGTATGAGCCAGATTCAACGTCCCATTCTCTTTCTGCTACTTGATTAGTATCAACTAAAAAAGGGTCTTGAATTCTATCTTTTGCTGGCTGTATACTCTGTATACTAACTGTAATTTGCGGAGCATTGTTTACAGCATTTTCGGAATTGTTACGCAATATTTGTGCAACCATTCTGCTGATGTCACCGTATCGTGCAGGCACTCTGTTAAGACGTTCTGCGCCTTTAACTATTTCTTTAACTTTAAAGTTTGAGAATACTCGTACAAGTTGTAACAGATAACGTTTTACCTGTGCATCGTACCAATAGTCTAAGTTTTTGCCTGCCATAATTTATTATACGTTTTCTAAACGTTCCATTAATCTTTCAGCACGATTAGTTACTTGTTTGTGCCATCTAGAGTCTCTACCTTCTACTGCGGCAGTTTTCCAGTCGCCTTCAACAATACCGGCATGCATTTTTTTAAATTTGCTTAATCTTGTTCTGCCCATATTGAACATCATGTTAACCAAGATCTGTTGTACTTCGTCTGGTAAATCTCCAAATACCCCTTCTTCGTATAGTAACTCACACTCGCTAATTGCTGTGTCGAGGTCTTTTTCAAAGCACTCTTTTGTTCTGTCTTCTGAGATTGGCGTTCCAACTTCTTGTCCGTGCTCAGGGTCGGTCTCAAGAACGAGATGCCCGACACCAAAGGTTGGGTAACCAAGGTGGTCCAAGTAGATTTCATTTACTACTCCTTCGTCTATTTTCAGTTGCTCAAAAACTGCTTCTCTGTCTAATTTTGTATCTTTAAAAAACATTACTGCTCCTATGTGTCTGTCCTAGGTCTTACAACCTGGCTTAAATTTGTTTTTTCAGTAACAACTTCACCGTCACTGTTTGTAGTATATGTATCATTATTAATGAACGATGCTAGTGTTTTATTAGCAGTTGCCCAAGTTCGTTTATTATCATCAGCATACTTAACCCATCTTGTTCCTTTCTTTTGAAACAATCTGTGTGGAGAGAAGTCAGTTCGTAAAAAGAAATCTCCGTCACTTGTTCCTGAAGTTGGGAACGATGCTCCACTACCTACTAGACTTAATCCATTAGGTGCTGTACCATCATTTGGTTCTATGTATGCTTTATCCGGTGCATTAGGATCAACATATAAATGACTTGCCCTACCCACTCTTGAGTCTGATGCAACATCGTTTTCTGCTTGTTCTAATAACTTGTCGTTAATAATAATTTCGTCAGCATATTTACTAAGTAAATTTCTAAGGTCGCCTTCTTCCTCACCAGTACCAAGTATGTCTCTGTACTCTTGTGAGTCTGTTATAGGTCCACACTTAACTCTCCATAAGTGAGGCCACCAACGTGGATCAAATCCTTCAGAGGGTCTTGCACCTTCTTGCACTACATAGTATCTATTAATTGCTTCATCGCTACCTAATAACATATCATCACGTAAATGAGGTAACTCTAACACATCACCTGGCATTAATTTTCTTCCTATTGTTTCCATCATAGTTTCTATGTGAAAATTAATGAATACTGTATCGTTTGCCAGGAATGCACCAAATTGTGTTAAGTCAAATCCATCATTGTCCTGCAATTGGTATGAACCAATCATCTCAAAAATATCCTCACCGTACTTCCTGTCTCTATTTTCAAGAAACAACAAGTCTTGTATAAAAATATCTGATGTTTCACCCATTGTACTTGGTCTTGTAGGGTCTTTGGACTCTGCAATGTCTTGCACACCTAAGTATTTGTGTACATGTACACCAGTACCGCCAGCATGAAGATGCTCACCGACAACTCTGTCAAAAAACTTATAGTCGTTAGTTTTTGTTGGATTCCATAGTTTTAACTTTCCCATAACACTATTTATCAGAACTTTAACCAAGCAAAAATAGTACTGATAAATATCAATATGAATAGAGATACTATCTTACATGACATCAAAGAGCAGTTAGGCAATATAGATATTGCAGTTGAAGTAGGCGTTTGGAGGGGAGACTATAGTAGATCTATGATTACAAAATTACTTCCTACGACGTTTTATGGTATAGATCCTTATGCTTTATACGAAGGATATACTGATAAACCGTCACTTACTGAGTTTGCAGATCAATCTAATTTAGATATGCTATACAACGATGTTGTTAACACTTTTGACAAGTTTAATAACGATTACGGCTCAACTAAAAGCATTTTAGTAAGAGATTTGGGAGCCAAGTATGCATCTCAATTTGCAGATAACTCAATTGATTTCGTTTATTTAGACGCTGATCACAAGTATGAGCCTGTAAAGGAAGAAATAGAAGCATGGTTTCCTAAAGTTAAACAAGGCGGCATATTAGCAGGCCACGACTACACAGAAAGAAGTCACATAGAAGAGTTTGGTGTTATTCCAGCAGTAGACGAATTTATACAAAGAACAGGATTAAAACTTAAAACAACACTACCAGAGCCTTATGCTACTTGGTGGGTAACAAAAACATAGGACACACATGAAAATTTTTATTACAGGACACGACGGCTTTATTGGGTCGCACATGGTTGAGAGACTAAAGAACGACCATGAACTAGGATTTTTAGAATATGATCTAAGAGATCATGCACAGGTAACAGCACAACTACATGACTTTAACCCAGAAGTTATAGTGCATTTAGCGGCAAGAACAGAAGTAGAAGATAGTTTTTATGAGCAAATTGTATTTTCAGAAGTAAATTATGTAGGTACTGTAAATTTAATTGAAGCGGCTTCAACATTACCAAACTTAAAAAACTTTGTGTTTGCGAGTACAATGGAAGTATATGGCTGGCAACCAATTAGCGATATTATCAGAGATGGCACTGATGTACCTGAAGACATTTTTGCTTTCACAGAAGAGACCCAACCAAATCCAAATGCCCCTTATGCCGTTGCAAAATATGGATGTGAAAAGTATTTAGAATATGCAAATAGAAGTTTAGGATTACCATTTACTGCTATTAGGCAAACCAATGCATACGGCAGAAAAGACAATAACTTTTTTGTAACAGAGCAAATTATTTGGCAAATGCTTGACAATCCAGAAGAAGTCTTCTTAGGTTACGGTAAGCCGTATAGGAACTTTATTTTTATAGAAGATCTACTAGATGCATGGGAGGCTGTAATTCGTAACCCAGAAAAATGTGCTGGTGAGATATTTTGCTTAGGTCCAGACAATGCTATTAGAATTTCAGACTATGTTGATCTTATTGCTAAAAAGTTAGGTTGGGAAGGTAAAGTGCATTGGGATAAGAAACCTGAACGCCCTGGTGAGATATTTATTCTCAACAGTTCAAATGCAAAAATTACAGAAAAACTAGGATGGGAACCTAAGGTTACCTTAGATGAAGGCTTAGATAGAACTATTGCTATTTGGAAAGAAATTCATAGCAAAAACACCAAATTTAAGAATATTACCAATATAATCGCATAACTTTTGCATCTATTTTATATATAGTTGTTGACAAGGTTAAAAGATGTGTTAATATATGACATATCTTTTTTCTAAAGGAACAACTAAAATATGGCAAAACGCAAACCAAGAGCAAAGAACGTATACTTTACTCCAGAACCAGACTGGAAGTCTATGATGACTGTAAAGACTGAAGAGGAAAAACTTAAGGTATTTCGAGAGGCTGATTATTTTACTCGCACAGAGATTGCTGATAAGAAAAAAATACAAAAGTCTCGTGAATGGATTAAAAATAAATCACCATGGACTAGCAAAGACAAAGACATAATCTTAGCAAACCCAGACTGGGCCTTTAGTGCAACCAGCAGTACATTCTTTATAGAAAGTAAACTAGGCTTTATCCCAGAAAAAATTATGGAATTTCTTCAAAGAAGAAAAGAAGAAGAATGGATACCTCGTGGCAAAAAAGCATTAGTTGAGAAGAAGGAAAAAGTACAACTACAACAAGAGAAACCTAAAGTAAGTATTCAAGAAAGAATGCGAGAGCAGATAGGTGACCTCTGTGGTGATATAGAGTACTTTTTAGATGAACTCATTGATGGGAACAAATCAATTAAAGAGTTTGAACCATACAAAATGATGATGTCATATCAACCAGAAGTTAAAATGCCTCATGCAAAATTAATTAAAGAAGAGTTTGCTAATGGACACGAAGAAGCACTAGAAGTTATAGAATGGCAAGACGAACAAATTAAAGAAGCATATAGTAACTTTACTTTAAAGCAACGTAAAGAGTACTTAGAGTACTTTGAAATGATTAATACTGCTTGTGATACCATAATACAAACAAAAGCAACTACACGCAAAGCTCGTAAGCCTAAGGCTAAGTCTAAAGAGAAGATAGTAACAAAGTTAAAGTTTAAGATTAACGACCCTGAATTAGGAGTAGCAAGTGTACCACCCACAGACATTGTTTATGCAAGTGAATGTTGGGTATACAATGTTAAAACTAGAAAGATAGGTGTGTACAAAGCAAAAGATCCAGATCCTAAGAACTTACGAAGAGAAGGATCAGGACTTAATGTTAAAGGCACTACACTACTAGATTTCTGTGAAGAGTCAAGTGTGCAAAAAACACTCCGTAAGCCTAAGGAACAACTAAAATTCTTTGAAGGTGCCAAGACTGCTTGTAAGAATAATTTTGAAGCAATTAAAACAACAGACACTAAAATGAATGGTAGGTTCAACGAGCACACTATCATATTAAAGACATTTTAACCAGCATTGTCCGTAACAACCAACTAAATTCTGATAAATAGTGTTATGCCAGAGAATCAAATAGGATACAATAGCAGAGAAGATCTCGTAAGAGAGATGCAACTTAGGTTAGCAGATGACATCGTTGATGTAGAGCTCGACCGAGACCACTACGACGTAGCAATAGACTCTGCTATGAAAAAGTATAGACAACTAAGTGCAGGGGCGGTTGAAGAAAGTGTTATCTTTATTCAGACGCAAATAAATGTAACAGAATACACATTACCAAATGAAGTCATGGAAGTTAGAAGACTTTACCGTAGAGGTGTTGGTAGTAATTCAGGTACTGGATCAAACTTTGATCCTTTTGATGTTGCATTCAACAACATGTATCTTTTAAACGCAGGCCAAATTGGTGGCTTAGCAACGTTTGATGCATTCTCACAATACAAAGAAACAATAGGTAGAATATTTGGAAGTGAATACAATTTCCTTTGGAATAGAAATACCAAGCAACTTAAGATATTAAGAAATGTTTCTACTGACGAAGAAGTAGCAGTTGGAGTTTATAACTTTATACCAGAAAAATTATTGCTAGGTGATATTTATGCGGGTAAATGGTTAGGTGACTTTGCACTAGCTCAGTCTAAACTTATACTTGGTGAAGCAAGAAGTAAGTATATGGGCGGCATACCAGGAGCAGGCGGTAACATTGTTCTCAACGGAGAAGCAATGAAACAAGAAGCTCAAGCAGAAATGGAAATTCTCATTCAGTCAGTACACAATATGGAAGAAGGTAACTTACCGCTAGGTTTCGTAATAGGCTAAGTTCTTTTTTCTATTAAATTTACTTACATATGATGATAAGTATTTTTAGCACAAACAGGTAATTTATGAACATCATTGGACTAGTAGGTTTTATAGGCTCAGGTAAAGACACAGTAGCAAACATGTTTGTTGACAACCATGGTTGTGTACAAGATAGTTTTGCCGCTCCTCTTAAAGACTTATGTTCAACTATATTTGGTTGGGAAAGGCATTTACTCCAAGGCGATACTGTTGAAAGCAGAGACTTTAGAGAAACGCCAGACCTTTACTGGACTAAGAAACTTAATATTGATAACTTTACTCCTAGATTAGCATTACAACTAATGGGAACAGAAGTACTTAGAAATCACTTTCATGAAGATATTTGGCTAAACAGTTTAGAATATAGATTGCGAGTAAGACATCAAACAGATCCTTGTGTTGTTGTAAGCGATGCTAGATTCCAAAACGAGTTATCACTGATTAAATCTATGAATGGATATGTTATTTGGGTACAACGCGGAGAACTACCTGATTGGCATGATGTTGCAAAAACATCTCACACAAATGCTGTTAATAGAAAAATAATGCAAACACGTTATAAAGAAGTTCATGAAAGTGAATGGAATTGGGTAGGCCATCCCGTAGATTATATTATTAAAAATAATGGCACTTTAGACGAGTTAATAGAGCAAGTTGCCGAAGTGAGAGCAGACATAGACTCCCGTAAACCGCCTACAGCACTATATAGTGTGTGAAGGTATATTTATCTAAAACCCCCAAAACCTTGTTACCCAATATTCTATAATACCGTATAATACCGTCTTTTGGATAAATACATGTATCCATAACAAATTATATATAAATGGGAGAACAATATGGCTACATTAACCTCACCAGGAGTTAGCATTACCGTAACAGACGAAAGTTTTTACGCGGCGGCTGGCACTGGAACTGTACCTCTTATTGTTATTGCTACAGCAGAAGACAAAACCGCACCAGATGGTTCATCAACTGCAAGTTACACAACATCAGCAACTGCTGGTAATGTGTATTTGATCAATAGCCAACGAGAGTTACTTACAAATTACGGTAACCCTAACTTTAGAAAAAGTGGGGCAACACCTTTACACGGAGACGAACTTAACGAGTACGGCTTACAAGCGGCTTACAGTTTCTTAGGAATTGCCAACAGAGCATACGTCCTTAGAGCTGACATCGACTTGTCAGAACTTACAGGTTCTACAACGGCTCCAACAGCGGCACCGGCAAACGGTTCATACTGGTTAGATACAAGTGCAACAACTTGGGGTCTTAAAGAATGGAGCGGAACTGGCTGGGTAATTAAACCAACATTAGCACCAAATAGTACCCAAGTTACTACAGGAGCCTCACCGGCACCTAAAGCATCTATTGGTGTAGACGGTAACTATGCAGTTGTTTATCAACAAGACACTGGCGCAACAATGGCAGATATCAAACTATTTGAAAAGATTTCAGGTGCTTGGTATCAAATTGGTACAACAGGTTGGGACTCAGCATCAAGTGGTGACTTCCAAATTGCTAGACATACTAACATTCCTTCAACAAGAAGCGGTGGTGGTTCATTAGCGGCAGGTGATTTATTCTTACAAACTAACACATTGAACAATGGTTCAGTAATTGGTTTAAAACTTTACAGCTCTACTACAACAGCATGGACTACTCAGTTAGCATCTTACAGACAAACATCTGCAGAAGCATACGCTGATTACGGTACTGCAAGTTTAGGTGATCTTTGGTTTAAGTATTCATCAGCAGATGCAACTGTTAAACTAAAAAGACATAACGGTGCAAGTACATTAAGTATTTCAAGTTCAGCGGCAATAGCCGATGACGTTATTGTTACAACTGGTCATACTAGTGGTACTACTGCAATCAAACTTGACATCAATGACAGATTTGCTGTTAATGGTGCAAGTGGTTATGTTAATGTAACATTCCATAACTTTGATAGCGATTCAAACGGTAAACTAAGTGTTGATGACATGGTCCAAGCAATTAACTCAGCATTGAGTTCAGCAAACCAAGTTAATACACAGGCAGGATCAATTACATGTTCAAATGTTTCTGGTAAAATCTCACTAGTTAATAGTGCTGGTACTGATATTAATGTTGTAGCAGGTGATGTCTCAGGCTTTAACGCCGCAGATTTAAATCTACTAGAAACAAATAGTAACTGGGAAGATTTAACATTTACATCTTCACCTATTGCTCCAACAGGAACATTAGCAGATGGTACTTTATGGTACGATAACTTACTTGACAATACTAACATTGACTTTGTCTTTAAAGGTTCTGACAGTAAGTGGAATTCATATCCATATGACGTAAACATTGCGGCGGCAGAGCCAACAGTACAAAGTGACAAAGGTTCACTTGTAACTGGTGACTTATGGGTCAGTAGTGCAGACTTAGAAAACTATCCTAAGATTTACAAGTACAATTCAGCATTAGCGGCAGGTAGCAGATGGGTATTAGTTGATAATACAGATCAAATATCAGCAGATGGTATAGTATTTGCAGACATGAGAAGTGCTATTACACAGGGCGCCGGCGTTGCTATGGACAGTGATTGTCCTAATCCATCAGTATATCCTTTAGGTATATTAGGTTGGAACAAACGTTTGTCAGGTGGTAATATTAAGAAGTATTCAACAACTAACGCAAGATGGGAAGACAACAGTGGTAACTTTGCCAATGGTGCTCCTAAATTACTTAGAAAAGCACAAAGAGGTGCAGTTGTTACAGCATTACAATCAGCATTAACAAGTAACCAAGATATCAGAAATGAAACTAATAGATACAATCTAATAGCAACTCCAGGTTATGCAGAATGTTTAGATGAAATGATTACACTAAACACTGATCGTAAAGAAACAGCATTTGTTATTGCAGACGCTCCTTTAGGATTAGCAAGTGATTCAACATCAACTCAAGCATGGGCAACTAACACAGCAGTTGCTACAGCAAACGGCGAAGATGGATTAGTAAGTGGATCAGCATACGCGGCTGTTTACTACCCACATGGTATGTCAACAAACTTAGACGGAACTAACATTGTTGTTCCTTCAAGTTCAATTGCATTGAGAACACTGGCCTATAATGACCAGGTTGCTTTCCCTTGGTTTGCTCCAGCAGGTTTCCAAAGAGGTGTCGTTAGTAACGCAACTTCAACTGGTTACTTAAACAGAGCAACAGGTGAATTTAAAGCAGTTGCATTGAATGAAGGTCAAAGAGACAGTCTATACAGCAACAAAGTTAACCCAATTGCTAACTTCCCAGGAAGAGGCATTAACGTATTTGGACAAAAGACTTTAAGTCCTACATCAAGTGCGTTAGACAGAGTTAACGTTGCACGTTTAGTTGTTTACATAAGAGAAAGACTTGATGATTTAGTTAAGCCATTCTTGTTTGAGCCAAACGATGCTTCTACAAGAGCAGATGCTAAAGCAATCGTAGATAGATTCTTAGCAAACCTTGTTACTCAAAGAGGTTTATTTGACTTTGTTACAGTTTGTGACACAACAAATAATACCGCAGAAAGGATTGACAGAAACGAATTGCACATTGATATTGCTATACAGCCTATCAAAGCAATTGAGTTTATTTACATTCCGATCAGAGTACAAAACACTCTTGGTTCGACTGCATAAGTTAAACTTTACAGTAAAAACACTAAAAGGCGTCATTAGGCGCCTTTTTTTGTGGTTATAATAGCATACGTTAATTAAATTTAGCAAAAGATGATAAATATTTGCATATAAACGATTATCGTTATTATTTTATTAACGTAGGAGAAAATACAATGGCATTAGAGGCTATACCAACATTAAATAAATTCGGAGTACCAACTGGTGACAGTACTACCGGAACTGGCATATTAATGCCAAAACTAAAGTATCGATTTAGAGTAACATTCTTTGAAGGCTTTGGTGGTGCAGTTGCAGGTGATAACTTAGTTATTACTCAAAACGTACAATCAGTAGAAAGACCAAAATTGACTCACGAAGAAGTTACAATTGATTCTTACAACTCAAGAGTATATATCCAAGGTAAACATACTTGGGATCCAATTACTGTAACTGTAAGGGACGACATGACTAATGGTACTTCTAAGGCAATCGGTAGACAGTTGCAAAGACAATTTAACCATTTCCAACAAACAACACCAAGTGCTGGTTCAGATTACAAATTTCAAACAGCAATTGAAGTACTAGATGGTAGTTCAACAGAAGCAACTGAGTATTGGGTATTAGAAGGATGTTTCCTTACTAATGTTAACTATGGTGATCAAGACTATTCTGCAACAGATCCTGTTCAGATCGTAATGACTATCAAGTATGATAACGCAACTCAGTATGATACAGATTCTTCACCATTAAGTCCGGCTCCAACAGCAGGATCAGTTAGTACTAACAGAGCTTAAGACTAGCCTTGCTAGGAGTTAGCATATGGCTTTAGACTTTTTAGGGAAATACAGCGGCGACCAGAAATTTCTACTTAGAGATTTTAGGAATGCCGCAAGATTAACACCTGGTGTTAATCCGCCAAGACAAAAGTTTGAGGGTTATGTAAATTTTATACTTAACCGTGAGCTTTATTCTACTCTCTATGGCGACCAAGCATCCAATGAATTTAGAACACAAATCAGTAGTTTAGTTAGAACTGCTGATTTACCTTCTGTTGTATTCCAAACAGAAACTAAAAATGCATTTAACAAAAAACGAATTGTAAACACAGGTGTTACATACAATCCTGTGAGTATGACGGTATTTGATACTGTAGGTAATGAATGGATTACTACATTAATGAAATACTTTTCATACCATTTTATGGATCCTCGTAATAATCAAAAATCAGATGACAGAGACATAGCCGCCGGAAACATTAGAGAAGGTGGAGTAGAAAATACAAATTCGTCTTATGGTCCAGCCACGGGTTTTGATGTTGGGTTTAATTCTAATGACGCCGGTTATAACTTAAATGCTTCTGCACAATTTTTCGAACGTATTGATTATGTATTGTACCACGGAAACAAAGGTGTTCAGTATAGTATTATAAACCCAATGATGTCAGAATTCAAACCAGGCAGTATAGATTATTCATCAAGTGATGTGCAAGAATTTTCAATGACATTCGATTATGAAAGATTTACAGTATATAATAAACTAAACTTTGACTTAGCGGCAGAGGACGTAGACAGATTTGAAGAGCTAGGCGCAATTACAGGTGATTTATTTGAAGGTGGTGACGAAACCAAACCATTAGTACTACAAGAAGCAAACGAAAGAACACTAGGATATTTAGGCTCAGAAGAAGAACGCAGAGCTAGGAGTTCACAACCAGCATATACAAAACCAGCACCACCAACACCTCCTGCAGAAGGCAGTACCTCGGAAGATACAGACGAAAGCGGATCAGGTGATGACCCAGAAACAAATAATGCACCAGATAATGAATCACCTTCAGGAACATACTCAAACGAAATAGGAGAGGGAATCTTAGCAGGTTCATCTGCAGATAGCTCGTTATTTGGCAGTGATATTTTAGGCGATATAGCAGATTCGGCCTTATCCGCAGTACTCAGAGGGCAGAATGTTAAAGATGCAGTTATTAGTACAGCAGTTCATAATATATCAACAGCAATAGGTAGT